CTTTCCAGCCGCAGCTTGAAGAGCAGGACGCACCGGCGACCGCCGCTGACGATGGCAGGAACTCCGATTGGTGGACAAGTTGATGCGACAATTGAAGCCGCTGGCTAACCGCGTCAAATTGGTTGTCGGCAAGGCAATAGTTCGTCTGATTGACGACCAAATGCGAATGCAAACCATGCAGGTTGAAGCACTGCGCGGCGAGGTTCTGGAGGGTTTGGAACGCTACCAACAATACGGTTTCAGTTCGCATCCGCACAAGAATTCGGAGGCGTTGATACTGGCGCTCAATGGCATGCGACAGCACAGTGTCATCGTTGCAGTTGACGACCGGCGATATCGCCTGACTGAGTTGGAGGAGGGCGAGGTTGCATTGTACACGGATCTCGATGGCACTGACGGACAGCGCATTGTGCTGAAACGAGATGGCAGCATCGAGATTGCAGCGTCCGGCAGTTCGATCACGGTTGCGAACGGCAACATCAATCTGGCTGCAAACTCGGTCACGATTGACAGCCGTTCGCTGACGCACAATGGCACGAACATCGGCAACACGCACACGCACGGCGGCGTCACGCCCGGTCGAGGCAGCACTAGCGGACCGCGATGAGATGGCAGACTTCTTGCTGACATTCGAGAACAACGCCGGCGATCTGGCAATCCGCAACGCGGACATTGCGCTAGACAGATCGCTTCGATCTGCAGTGTTGGTGTCACTGTTCACGGACGCAAGAGTTGAACCGGATGAACTGCCAGACGGCGAGACAGACCGCCGTGGATGGTGGGGCCAAGACTTCGAGGACGACCAAATCGGGATTGGCTCAAAACTGTGGACGCTGGCACGCTCCAAACGCACGAACGCAACGCTGTTGCAATACCAGTCATTTGCAATGGAGGCGTTGCAGTGGCTAGTCACCGATGGACATGTCCGCAGCGTGCAAGTGTCAGTCTCCAATCCGCGTTCGGACATTGTGCTGCTTGACATCGGCATCCAACTGCTCAATCAAGACCAAACAGAGTTTCAGTTCGAGGCCTAACAGACATGCCGTTCAACCGACCAACACTGCGAGACTTGATAGAACGCAACCGCTCGGCGATCGAGTCCGAACTGCAAGGAATTGACCCGCGCTTCCGATGGTCGGCAAGCGGCGCAATAGCAACCGCCAACAGCGGCGCACATCACGAGATGTTCGGCTTCTTGGCATGGATAGCCAGACAGGCATTCCCAGACACGGTTGAAGACGCTGAACTTGAACGGCAAGCGGCGCCGTGGGGCGTTCGGCGCATTGCAGCTCAATTCGCAACTGGCACATTGGCAGCGACCGGCGCAACTGGCACGGCGATACCAGCTGGTACACGCTGGCGGCGTGCTGACGGCATTGAGATCGAGGCATTGCAGGAAGTCCGGATTGCAGCTGGCACGGCAACCGTGTCGGCGCGTGCGGTGCTTGCTGGCGCAAACGGCAACACGATCGTTGACACGCAGTTCAATCTGGTTTCTCCAATTGCAGGCGTGGTTGCCAGAGCAAGAGCGTCAAGCGCATTCGCTGGCGGCGCCGACATCGAGACCGATGACAGCCTGCGCAACCGCTGGATACAGCGGCGCACAATGCCGCCGAGAGGAGGCACGAATTCGGACTATGTAGTATGGTCTCAATCCGGACATCCGGATGTGTCACGGTCATGGTCTAGACCGCTTGCGCGCGGTCTTGGAACTGTCGATGTGTACATCATGACGGATGACGCAACGGCAAACGGCATCCCGTCCAATGCAGTGGTTGCAACCGTTCAAGCCTACATCGATGGCCTAAGACCGGTAACGGCGGATGCACGAGTCATTGCGCCTGCGCCAGTCGAATTTGATGTGACGCTGTCAAGCGTGCGTCCGGACACGGATGCCGTGCGTGCGGCGATTGAAGCAGAGATTGCGGATCTCATATTGCGTGACAGCGAGCCGGGAGGCACCATACTCGTGTCTCGATTGCGGGAAGCAGTGTCAATAGCACAGGGCGAGATGGACCATGTGCTGTTGTCGCCAACCGCCGATGTGTCCGTGAATGCAAACCAAATCTCGGTGCATGGCACCGTGACCTTCCGGACTTGACATGCAGCCGCTAGGCATCGATGCATACCACCGGCAACTGTTGTCGCTGTTGCCACAAGGGCAAGCTTGGCCTAGGGAGGCTGGCACGGTCATATCGAGACTGTTGCGAGCGGAGGCAAGCCAGCTGGCAGAGATCGACCGCGTGGCGGTTGGCCTGCTCAATGAACTGCTACCAAACCTGACATTCGATCTGCTGACGGAATGGGAGCAGTCTGTAGGCTTGCCGGACGATTGCACCGATCTCGGTTCAACGATACAGCAACGGCGTGCAGCTGTTGTCAACAAAGTTGTTTCTCGGCTTGACACCAACACGGCTACATACGAACGCATTGGCAGCGAGTTCGGAGTCGACATCACGGTTGACGAGCATGACCAGACGCGTGCGGCAACCGACAGCGTGATGGACACATCCGGCGGTCGCTGGCGGCATGTGTGGTGGGTGACCATTCCAACTCGCAGTCCACCGAGGCGGTTCGACATGCTGAGCCATGTCAGCACGCCGCTTCTGACAGTGGAGCGCAATGTTGAACTGGAATGTCGGCTTCGAGCGGCATCGCCAGCGCACACTGAATTGCATGTCGAATACACGGCAGCATAGGAGACCAACATGGACAGACGCTACTTAAGCGGCGCAAGCACTGCCAGACCAAACTCGTCACAAGCAACCAGCGCTGGGTTCCCGTCAGAAGGCAATCCGACTGCGCCGGTTCCTGTCTTGCCGACAGTTCCCGGACCGTACTTCTTTCACATGCTGGTCGAGGAGTTGACACATCTCATTCTAGACGCTGGCTTGTCGCTGGATGTCGATGATTTGGAGCAAGTCCGGAAAGCGATAGACGCCAAAATTGCGGCGGCGATTGCGGCGATCTCGACACCGGAAGGCGTAACGCTGGCGACACGAACCCAGCACTTGGACGCCAGACCGCCGACCGACAGAGCGGCGGTGCCTGAATATGTCCGGCAGATGATACAGGCAGCGATTGCCAACCGCATAACGCAAGCGTTTGCAGACGCACGCTATTTGCGGTCAATCCCGTCTGAATACCTCACCGAGACAGAGGGCAACGCCGCTTACCAACCGCGGGCCGATTACATTGCGGGCCGGTGGCTCTATTGGAGCCAGTCGGGATTGGATTTGACGCCAATTAGCGGTCGGCAAAATCGGAATGAGTTCGCGGTGACCATGAACGACCGTCTAGACAATTACCGCACAATCGAAATATTTATGGTGTCCACTGATGCTAGCCCCGCACGACAGCTGGATAGAGGGCACCACGCGTTGCCAATCGTTCTGAGCGGCGCACCATACACAGACATTCGTTTTGGGATTGGGTACAGAAGTAGCAGCACAGTTTACGGGACTTTGAGCTTTAGCGGCACCGGCAACAACACATTCACAATCCAACCCACAACAGAAATCGGAGCGTGGGGGAATAGTGACATCGGAAATGTAAAACTCCATGGAGTGCTAGGCAAGAAAGCCTAGGCTTGACAAGCGCACGGCAATGAGATAGGCAATCCGCATGTTTCACGAAGTGACATCATCGCCGACCACGCTGGCAGGGATTGAGGACGGCAAGCCAGTAGCGGTGCAATGGCTAGGCACCGGACGCGCAAACATCACGCTGGACAGTGAAACGACATTCCACATCTGGCCAAACGCCGTGCAAACATTCCTGCCTAAAGCAGACGGCATCATCGTAAGCGCCGAGAACAACGGCGTGCTGTTCTATGCCGCGGCTTAGCCTAACATCCGAACCGCAACGCCTCGCTGGCACGCAGTCAGGCGTGAACTATTCCATTCAGTCCCAAACTGTGGGTGTTGTCCTTTTGGCAGCATCCGTGGCTGCACCCTCGCGGGGCTTCCGCCTCTTCTCCAATGAGATTGAGATTTTCAAGCACGGCAGCGGCGAGTCGCTCTGGGCATGGTCGATCGCCGGCAATGGCACGCTTGTTTGGGCGGAAGCACCGGCGACCGGCGGTGGCGGCGCACTACTTCAACGCAATCCGGCAGATGTGTTCACTGGCGCAACGCTGGCAGCGGCGCAAGCAGCTAGAAATGCGTATTTCAGCGATGCCGCAAACGCCGATGCGCTGGCAGAGTTTCAGGCCAATCCATTCTTGACCATCACGCTCGACCCAAGCGGCAACAACAACAATGTGTTCGAGACATACAGTTCGGGGCAAGAGGGACAGGCCTACGATGCCAGCCAGTGGCTGGAACGCACGGGATTTATACGCGGTCCTGAGGGTCCTGAGGGTCCTGATGGACCGCCGGCGAGCAACGATCAAATCGATGCACGCGTCAGGACAGTCGTTGCGGACGAGGCATTGGACAGCAACACCGACCGCTGGCCACTGGCCAAGATACCGACCATTGGCGACATTGTGGCGGCATTCGATGCAGCCATTGGCACTGACTGGCGCACCGGCGGTGGAGGCGGTGGAGGCGCGCCAGCTGACGGCGTTGTCACGAGCGGCGCATGGGACGCTGCAACAACAAGCATCGTGCTGCGAATATCCAACGGCAACACGGTCTCGATATCGCTTGGACCGCTGCTTGCGGCTATCTCACAAAACTTGCCGCCTCCGCTGCCAGACGCAACCGAAGCGACAGTCAACTACGAACTGCAGGTTGGCGCAGACGGTCAAGCGAGATGGGTGGTTGCTCAATCCGGCGGCGACACGCCAGTGCAACACGCGTCACTGTATTTTGGCACTAGCGCCGATCGAGACCCAACCGCTGGCGAGTTGACCGTGCAAGGCGTTGCTGGAAGTGGAACGATACCAGCCTATGCCGGTGACCGGCATGTGCTGATAGCACGGCTTGCGAGCGAGGCAGACATCACACGCGTGATGCGTTCGGATGATGTGTCTGGCACCAACCAGATCGGAGCATTTACCAAACACGGTTCAACGGTCAACATCGGCGGCGTTGCATACAGCGTATGGGTCTCAAATCAGGCCTTGACGCAGGCAGCGAATGTCAGTTGGAGCGCAGGCTAGAATGCCGGTAACACTCAGCGACTTTATCAGGTTTCCGTTCAACGGCGGCAAAGGCATCCGCACCAACCAACTGTTCGGAGCGTTTGTCAAGTCCGTAAACGCCGATGGCACGATCGTGTCACAAGCAGCGGATGGCACTGAAAGCAGTGCATCCGTGGACGATGTCAGTCCAAAGCTGGCACGGTATCCAAGCAATCCGGCGGCAACGCCGGCGGCTCATTTGGAGCCGTACACATTGGTCGGCGCGTACCAAACCGCTACATATTCAGAGCCGCACTTCGACACATTTAACATCGCCGATGGCGCCGTGATGATATCGCCAACGACCATGTCAGGCACACGGCATGGAGTGTTGATTGGACTGCGTCCGGAGGACGCCGACATCGTTCAATATGCGGAAGCTGGATTGTCGCTGAGCGTACTGCGAGCGTCCGATGGCGGCGTTGTCGCAACTGGCAATGCAGCCAGCGTCAGCAACCATATCAATGGGACAAAACTGCTTGTCTCGATCTCCGATCACATGGTCATGTCGTTCGGCGCTGACGAGGCAGTTCGCATTGAATTCGGCAACAAGATAGCGTTGCAGCTGAATTCCGCCTCTGGCGGCATCACCGACTTGGAAACGAATGTCAATGCGCAGCGGCTTGCGCTGGCTGGATTGGAGGATGCATTTCCAGATCCGATCATTCCTAGCCACCAAGCCACGGCAAGAATTCTGGGTTTGGGACTGCCAGCTGACAGCGGACAAACAACATGGGAAGACATCACGGACGCTGTCAGCGGCGGCAGCGGTGGCACGGACGCAACTGCCAGAGCGGCAGCGGCAACCGCACAAACAGCGGCGGAGAACGCGCTTGCGGCAGCGAGATTGCTTCGACCGATCTCGCTGTGGCGGCGGCATGTTGGTGCACAAACTGTAACCGTCCATTGGACGCCATTGGTTGCGGTTGCGAGTGGGACAGCACTGCAAGTCACGGTTGGAGGCACTCCTGTCGTTGGCGTTACAACTCCTCGTGGACTTGCGGCTGGCGACCGTCAGGGTGTGCTGTTGGACTTGTCCGTCACGCAAACGAACGCTCAAAACATTGACAATGCATCAAACACATCGTCAGGATATGTTGAGGTTCAAATCACGCTCAATGGCGTGAGCGACACTACATGGCTTGGCGTTCACGCGGGCGCTGTATTCAGACCGATTACGACTGCCGCCAGTCCGTACACTGTCAGCGCACATGACAACGACTTCCGGTTTGAAGTTGACCATGGCCAGACAGAACCAAGAATTGTTGATGTGGCAAAGGCCCAGCTGACGCCCGGGACTGCAAAGAGCATCACATTCGCACAAAACCGAACAAACCAGCAAGGTACGAATAACATCTCTGATGTTCGCTTGACAGTGACATTGAGTGCTAATGAACGACAGATTGCAACCTCGTTTAGTGGCACCGGTTCTGGACAGTATACAGTAGCGGGAGTCTACGCACGATGAAACCAATCACTTACGGAGCCGGAGAGGACATTTCACGCGTCCCTTTAGACATTCTTGGAGTAGATGAAACATTCACTGACTGGGCATCACTCGGCATGCACATTCATGGAACAGATCCGCATGTCTTCTGTCTATGGAACGGACATCAATTCGAGACTATCAATGGAACATACAACATAGAGGATGGCGGACTAACCATAACATGGGCGTGGGAGCCAGGCATAAGTCAGCCACACGAATATGCATCTCTAATACACTTCCCAATCGACCCACGCATTACCGAGCAGGATGTAGTCAACGCAACCATAGCCTATCCGAACGCTGACAACGATGGCTGGCTGTTCGCTCATTGCGATGCCGACTACATGCGCGATCGGGAAAGCCAGCTTGTTGCAACGATGGCAGACGCATTCGCACCGGCGCACCGACAGCTACAGCAGAAACTCAACGGCTTGCTGGTTCATAACATCGTGCAACGGGAACAGGATGCAGCGTTGGCCAAGATCGATTTGTTGGAACAGTTCCATGTGACTGCAGAAATGTGGTTGCGGCAATGGGCGAGATCGCTGCATATCGGCTACTATCACCAATTCCCACATGCCGCTCACATCAATGAACCTAT